TACTAATAGTACTCCTCAAAATTGGGGTATTAAGTTTAGTAATAATTCAAAATATGATAGAATAAGTATTAGTAACATTGATTGTTCCAATAATAGAGCTGGAGGAGTTTACTTCAGTTATAATAAAGGACAACATAATTATATTCATAATGTAATTGGTGTTCATGCAGGTAATCAGGGTCACTAATGTCTCTTAAACTAAGAAAAGATGGACAATGGATAACTGTAGTAGGTAATGGACCTGCTGGACCTCCTGGACCTGATGGTCCTCCAGGTGCTGATGGTAATGATGGAACACCAGGATCAAATGGACCTCCAGGTCCTCCAGGATCTGATGGTGGTGATGGAACACCTGGTCCTCCTGGTTCTCCTGGTAATGATGGAACTCCTGGTGGATCTGGACCTCCAGGTCCTCAAGGTCCTGCTGGACCAGATGGTCCTCCAGGTCCTACTGGTGATGATGGACCTCCAGGACCACCTGGATCTGGTGGTGGACCAGGAGTTACTGAAGTTTATGTAAAACAATATAAGGAAGGAACAACAGAAAGAAGTTGTGAAAGTCCAGTATATGTAACTGGTGGAGATACAATTGGTATTGGATCTACCAGTAATGCTTATGGAAATAAATTTACACAACCAGATGATCCAACAACGGCTTCTGGTGGTAGTTGGACTGTATGTGATGGGGATATTTGGTATGATACAGATTCAAGTACTGTAGGTGCTGGTCCTCCAGGTCCTCCTGGACCTCCAGGTGCTGACGGTAATGATGGTGCTGATGGAACTCCAGGTAATGATTCAACAGTACCAGGACCTCCTGGTCCTCCTGGACCTCCTGGATCTGGACCTGGTGGCGGTGCGTCTACGTTTTTACAATTAACAGATACACCTGCAAGTTATACTAGTCAAGCTGGTAAAACTGTTAAAGTTAATAGTACAGAGGATGGTTTAGAATTTACAGCGTTAGGGTCAGGACCTCCAGGTCCTCCTGGTACTCCAGGATCTGATGGTGATGATGGAACACCTGGATCTGATGGAAATCCTGGTCCTCCAGGACCTCCAGGTGGTCCTAGTGGATCTAATACATTTTTATCCTTAACAGATACTCCTAATAGTTTTACTTCAGGTAAATGGTTAAAGGTAAATTCTAGTGGAAATGCTTTAGAATATACTGATAATACTGGTGGTGGAGGACCTCCTGGTCCTCCTGGACCTCCAGGTGCTGACGGTGATGATGGAACTCCAGGTAATGATTCAACAACACCAGGACCTCCTGGTCCTCCAGGACCTCCTGGTAGTAGCACTGATAATTATGTAAACTCTATGAGTTTAAGTGGCACTACTTTAACATTAGGTAGAACAGGATCATTAGCAGATTTAAGTGAAGATTTATCATCATTAGGTGGTTCTAGCCCTGCTGGTCCTCCAGGTCCACCTGGTCCACCTGGAACACCAGGTGGAGGTGGAACTCCTGGAACTGATGGTGATGATGGTGATGATGGAACTCCAGGAAATCCAGGTAATGCAGCAACTATAGCAGCAGGACCTACAACAACTGTTTCTGCTGGAACTCCTGCATCAGTTACTAATACTGGTTCTTCTGCTGCTGCGGTATTTGCATTTAGTATACCTCAAGGTCCTGCTGGTGCTCCTTCAACAACACCTGGACCACCTGGACCTCCAGGTCCTCCAGGTCCAGGATCTAGTGGTGGTGGTAGTTTACCATTTAATAGGTTTGTATATACTGGTTCATTAACGGGATATACTCCTACAGCTAACACTTCACATATTCGTGTTCAACTTATTGGTGGTGGAGGCGGTAGTGGAGCTTTTAGTACTCGAAGTAATGAGAATAATCCATCAATCAATAATCAGAATCATTCAAGTAGAGGTGGAGGTGGTGGTGCTTACTCTGAGTTATGGGTTAGAGCTTCTGATATAGTTTCTGGTGGAATTGCTGCTGGAAGTGGTGGAGGTGGTGGATCCTATGGTACTGGAAATCCACATGATGGTAATGATGGTGGTTGGTCGGAGTTTTATACTAATTTTCCATCTGGAGGAATTCTTTTAAGAGCTGGGGGTGGAGAAGGAGTTGCTGGATATAACAGTGGTTCATCGAAGGATGGAAGTGGAGGTACTGGATCTTTTTCAGTTCTTAGTGGTTCTTATTCTTATATGTCTGCTCCAATTTTAATGTCTGGACAAAATGGAAGTGCTCAAACTGACAATGCAGGTGATCATGTAATGAATCATACTTATTATACTAGTGTTCATGAAGGTCTTGCTGGTGATGGTAATTTTGTTTATGGTAAAGGTGCTAAAGGATATTGGGTTACACTAACAACTAATAGTTCGGCTTTGAATGGACAATCTGGTAATGGTGGTGTTGTTATAATTACAGAGTTTGGAGATTTCTAATTATGTCTAATCAACTTAAATTATTATGGATACATTCTGACAATATAGTTTGTAATGTTGGTATCGGAACTACAACTGTTGGATTAATGGGAACAGTAGTTGGTGTTTCTACTACAAGTCCTGTTGATGTTGGTTATACTTATAATGGTGATGGTACTTTTACAGCACCTACATATCCCGCAAAAACAACAGAACAGCTTTGGGCAGAACTTAGGGGATGGAGAGATGGTGAGCTTTTGTGTAGTGATTGGATAATGATTCCTGATACTCCTTTTAGTGATTCAAAAAGGGAAGAATGGAAAACTTATCGTCAAGCATTAAGAGATCTTCCAGCAAATACTTCAGATATTTCTAATCCATCATATCCAACAAGACCATGATAAATAAAAACAAAGTAATTCTTATATAATGTCGGTAAAGGTTCGGGAAAATGGGCAATGGGTGACTGTTTCAGCAGGATCAGGTCCTGCTGGATCTCCTGGTTCTGATGGTCCTCCTGGTCCTCCAGGTTCTGGTGGTCCTCCTGGTCCTCCTGGTGGTGGAGGTAATCCAGGTCCTCCAGGTGCTGACGGTAATGATGGTGCTGATGGAACTCCAGGTTCTGATGGAACTCCAGGTAATGATTCAACAACACCAGGACCTCCAGGTCCTCCAGGTGCTGACGGTAGTGATGGTGCTGATGGTGCTGATGGTTCTCCAGGTCCTCCAGGTCCTCCTGGATCTGGACCTGGTGGATCTAGCACATTCGTATCATTAACAGATACACCTGCAAATTATACTAGTCAAGGTGGTAATTTTGTTAAAGTTAATGCTGGTGGAACTGCTTTAGAATTTGCTGCTGGTGGAACTGGTCCTGCAGGTCCTCCAGGACCTCCAGGATCTGACGGTAATGATGGTTCTGATGGAACTCCTGGTGGATCGGGACCTCCAGGTCCTCCAGGTGCTGACGGTAATGATGGAACTCCAGGTAATGATGGAACTCCAGGTAATGATTCGACAACACCAGGACCTCCAGGTCCAGATGGTCCAGATGGTCCTCCAGGTGCCGATTCAACAGTTCCTGGTCCTCCAGGTCCTCCTGGATCTGATGGTAATGATGGTAATGATGGTGCTGATGGATCTCCTGGTTCTGCTGGTCCTCCTGGACCTCCAGGTTCTTCATCATCTAGTACTTTCCTTGGATTAACAGATACACCTAATGCTTCATCAACTCCAGGAGCACCATATTCTGATGGAATTAATAAGTATCTTACTCCAAATCAAAATCAAACTGCATTGATATGGCAAGAGAAAAGATCAGTCCGAACTCTTGCACAAAGTGGGCATCCTAGTACAACTTCTAGAGGTATTAAATTAGGTAATGATGGTACTGGATCCACATTAACTGATTACACAGTCAATCTTGAGGCTGGAACTAATATAGAGTTTGATGCAAGTACTCAAGCTAATACTTTAAAAATTAATTCAACTGCTACTTCTGGACCTCCAGGACCTCCAGGTCCTCCTGGATCTGATGGTAATGATGGATCTGATGGATCTGATGGAAATCCTGGTGGATCAGGACCTCCAGGTCCTCCAGGATCTGATGGTAATGATGGATCTGATGGAAATCCTGGTGGATCAGGACCTCCAGGTCCTCCTGGATCTAATGGTAATGATGGTAATGATGGTGCTGATGGTGCTGATGGATCTCCTGGTTCTGCTGGTCCTCCTGGACCTCCAGGATCTTCTGCTGGTGGATCAGTTCCTTCTGGATCTGTCATGTTATTTGTTCAAAGTAGTGCTCCTACTGGATGGACAAAATCAACATCACATAATAATAAAGCACTCAGAGTTGTAAGTGGTTCTGGTGGTGGTTCTGGTGGTAGCAATTCATTCACTAGTAATTTTGCTAGTAGATCTGTAAGTGTTAGTGGATCTGGAAGTGCTAGTGGAACTACTGGAAGCAGTGTTTCTGGAAGCACTGGTGATGCTGGTGGAGAAACTGTAAGTTTTAGTGGATCTGTTAGTGGAACGACTGGTAGTGATGGTGGAGAAAATATAAGTACCAGTGGATCTGTTAGTGGTAATTGCGGTGGATCACAGATAATGTATGTTACGACCACTCAAAATTGGTTATCGATAGATCAGATGCCATCTCACAATCACCAATTGCATGCTCCTCTTGGAACTTCTGGTGGTTCACATGGATTTGTAGATACTCAAAGTTCTGGTTCTTCAGGAACTCCTTATGTTAACTCTACTGGTGGCAGTAATTACCACACACACCAAGTGATAATGTATACTATAAGTGGTTCTAACTTCACTTTTAGTGATAGTTTTACTGCTACTGGATCAACTAGTGATCACACTCACAGTTTCAGTGATAACTTCTCTGGTTCTGGATCAACTAGTGATCACTCTCACGATATAGGAAATCACTCTCACAGTTTCAGTGATAGTAGCATAAGTGTTAGTAGTTCAGGTTCTTTGGACTTGGCAGTTCAGTATGTTGATGCTATAATATGCACAAAGAGTTAATATAATGAAGTTATCACCAGGTAAGTTTTGCCCTTTAATTGGTAAAGATTGTATTGAATTACAATGTTCTTGGTTTACTCAAATTCGTGGTATGAATCCTAATACAGGAGAAGAAATTGATGAATGGGGTTGTGCAGTTACTTGGTTGCCAACTCTAATGGTTGAAAATTCACAACAACAAAGAGCAACTGGTGCTGCTATTGAATCTTTTAGAAATGAAACTGTGAAATCAACTATGAAAGCACAAGAAATATATCAAAGAGAATTAGAATTAAAAGCTCAAGAAAGATTAATGCAATCTAGACAGACAATACATAACGTAACGGACATAGAAGAATGAAATTAACAGTTGTTCGACCAGATAAAACCATAGTTATTGACAATGTTTCAGTACATCCTTGTACTCATGTCGATCTTTCTTGGATTCCATCAGATGTTCATGGAATGTGTTTTGATACTACTACAGGAAAAGGTTTTATTGAATATGAAGAAGATGCTGTAAATGCAGATGGAAGTAAAAAATGGAATGAGGAGATTACTGAAATTGGTATTTGGCAACAAGCAGTAACAGATCATGCGAATGAACAAACCCTTGCAACTGCTGCATATGAAGCAGCAAGAAATCATTTACAGGAAGTAAAAGATTATAGAAATTGGTTGCTTGCTGTTAGTGATTGGACTCGTTTGGATGATGTTACACTTACAACAGATAAAAAAGCAGAGTGGGCAACATATCGCCAAGCATTAAGAGATCTTCCAGCAACTATAGCAGCAGATTCTAATTTAACCGCAAAAGCATTAGCAGATAATCAGTCACATTCTTCTTGGCCGACAAAACCTTCATAAATGTGTTATAATAATTGAACTAGGTATTTAATTATGAACGAACTGATTCAAATAATTAAAATTCTTGATACTAATCAAGTTAAGAAGATAAACAAATATGTTGATACTTTAGAATTTCAGGACAATACTGTTTTTGGTAAAGGTAATGGACCTTCAAAAACTAATACTGATATTAGATCCAGCACAGGAGCAACAATGAAGGAGGATGCTCCTGAAACTATAATGCTTCATGAAGCAATGAATGCTGGATTACTTGAATATAAGAGAAGATGTACTAATATACATCAAAATTTTAGTTATTATCCTATGCCTGGTGCTGTAGGAACTGATTCTTGGAGAGAAGGATTGCAGGTATTGGATTATAAAAAAGGTCAACAATATAAATTTCATCATGATGCTGCAACAGATCGTAGATTGGGTGAATATCATAGAAAGATATCAATCATTACCTATTTAAAAAATGCAACTAAAGGTGGTGGAACAATATTTCCTCACACTTCATTTAAACCAAGTGTAGGATATGCATTAATGTTTCCTTCAAATTGGTGTTACCCACATTCAGGGGAACCTGTAATTGCTGGTAAGAAAAGAGTTGCGGTTACTTGGTATTATGTTAAGAACAATTCTAATTAGTTATGGATGATCAATTTGTTGAAGACATTATAGTTGATGTTTGTAAAAGGAGAATTACTTTAATTAGTAATGAGGGTGAAACTAGATTTGTTAAGTGTGAAGACACGGAACAGTTCATGGCTGTAATGGAAGTTATTAAGGATCATGCTGATTCTAAGATTATTACATATGTTGAACCAAAATTAACGACAGATCCGAAAGCTAAATAGAGTATAGAAATACCAACTGGACTAGTAGTATAAAAAGATGCCACTTAATAAGTTAGAGAATTTTATAAAGAATAGTGAAGGTCGCATTCTTTATGTAAATCCAAACGATCTTGATGCCACTGATGGAATTGAAAATCAAGGTAATTCGTTAACCAAACCATTTAAGACCTTACAAAGAGCACTTATTGAATCTGCTAGATTCTCTTATCTAAAAGGTAATGATAATGATATTGTAGAAAAAACCACTATATTATTATTTCCAGGCGAACATTTAGTAGATAATAGACCAGGATTTGGTATAAGAAGTATTAACGGAAATGCTACTGCTGTTAGTCCAAGTGGAGCACAAACTGGAGCACAAAATACTCTTACATTAACTCTTAACTCTAACTTTGATTTAACACAAGAGAATAATATACTTTATAAGTTTAATAGTACAGAAGGTGGTGTCATAGTTCCTAGAGGAACATCTATTGTTGGTCTAGATTTAAGAAAAACAAAGATAAGACCTAAGTATGTTCCAAACCCAACAGATCCTAATGTAAAACCTGCTGCTATCTTTAGGGTTACTGGTGCTTGTTATTTCTGGCAGTTCTCTATTTTTGATGGAGATGAGACAACATTAGTTTATACTGATCCAACTGATTTTGGATCTATTAATCAGTCTAAACCAATATTTTCTCACCATAAATTAACAGTATTTGAATATGCTGATGGTATTAATAAGTTAGATAATTTTGATGGATTAACTGATCTAGATGTTTATTATAGTAAGCTATCTAATGCTTATAATAGAGCATCTATTAGAGATATTGATGAAAAGTATCCTAAAGCAACTGGTGGATTTGCAAAACAAAGACCTGAATATGAGATTGTAGGTGCTTTTAATTCTGATCGTATTCAAATTGTAGATATTATATCAGGTGATGGATTCTCAGCAGGTCCTGTAGTTACTGTAACAACAGCAGTTCCTCATGAATTAAGTGGTGGAACTCCTATTAAAATTGAGGGTGTAAATGAAATTCATTATAATAGATCTACAAAAGTTCAGAGTGTATTAAGTCCAACTACATTTACTTATCTACTTCCTTTTGTTCCACCAAACTTAGCTGCTGGTTCTGCTGGTGGTTTGAGTGCTGGTAGTGCTGAAGTAAGTGTTGAAGTTGATACTGTTACTGGTGCATCTCCTTATATCTTTAACTGTTCATTAAGATCAGTATTTGGTATGCAAGGTATGAGAGCAGATGGTGCAAAAGCCACTGGTTTCAAATCTATGGTTGTTGCCCAGTTTACTGGTATATCTCTACAGAAGGATGATCGTGCATTTGTAAAGTATAATCCTAATAGTAGAAAATATGATGGTATTCAATATCAAAGACAAACTGGTAAATTATTATCATCAGAGTCATCATCATTAAATCCAGCAAATGTTTATCATTTAGATAAAGATGCTGTCTATAGAGACGGTTGGAAAACTGCTCACATTACACTAGAGAATGATGCTGTCTTCCAGATAGTTTCTGTGTTTGCTATTGGTTATCACATTCACTTCTTAATGAAGTCTGGTGGTGACGCATCAATTACAAACTCCAACTCTAACTTTGGTCAGTTTGCTCTTGCTGCTGATGGATTTAAAGCAGAGTCATTTGATAAAGATAATAAGGGATTTATTACATCAGTTATTACACCAAAGGCAGTTACTACTTCAGAAGCTTCTATTGATTTAACTCAGTTTGATGCATCTGTAAACCAAACTGCTAATAGCACGACCAAACTTTATATGTTAGGTCAGGATAATGCTAGCTTATTACCAACTGATGTTGCACAGGGATTTAGAATTGGTGCAAGATTTAATGAGAAAATATATGTTGATTTAAACGATATTAGTGATCCTGCTAATCCAACTGTAATTAATGCAGAAGCTGTGATCAGTATGTCTAGAGTGACTGGTGTATATACTGCTAATAGTGTTGATTATCCAGTTACATCAACTGTAGAAGTTACATCTGAGAAGGAATATGAAGGTATTCATAATGATACTACTTCAGGTAGTGCTTCTTTAGTTCATAAGATAACTCTTACAAATTTAAGAAATGTTAATGCACCACACGATTTAAACAATGGAGAAACTATAAGAGTTATTTCAGAGAGTGGTGATCTTCCAGAAGGTTTAGATCCACATACTGTTTATTATGCAATTACGCACGAGAAAAATAATACTAGATTAGATGGAATTCAATTAAGTACTTTTGAAATTCAACTTGCATCATCAAAAACAAATGCTGAGAGAACAACTCCAGTATATGTTAAAACTATTTCTAATCCTGCTGCTGGTAAATTAAAAATTATTAGTAGAGTTTCTGATAAGAAACCAGGTGAATTGGGACACCCAATGCAATTTGATTATGAGTTGGGTCAATGGTTTACTCATGTTAGTGCAACTGGAAATACTATACAATCAAACTTTAGTCATTTGGATGCAAATGATGAAGATATTCCCTATATTAAACGAAGAACTGATGATAGAAGTTTAGATGATAAACTTTACAAAGTTAGATATGTAATTCCTAAAGAATTAAAAAATGCCAGAGACCCTAATAATAGTTTTGTAATTCAGGATTCTAGTTCTACCAATGTTAGATTCAATGCAGATTTCACTAGAACTTCTATTGGATCAACAGATTATGATTATAATCGAAATCTAAGGTTCATTTCTAATGTTGAGTTTAATACTACAACTAGGATTGTAACTATCAGATCTGATAAGACTCATGATCTAAATGTGGGCGAACAGATTATTGTTAAGAATGTAACTAGTGATACTAATACAACTGCTGCGGCAAATAAAGGATATAATGGAAC